TCTTAGCCTGTTCAGCATCCTTCTGAGCCTTATAAGCAGTCTCATGCTCAAGGGCTGTGGTAGTTACACCATCCTCAACAGTATCGATGAAGGTAGGGCCAAGCACATACTTTGTGTACCATTTACCATCAACTTGCTCAACACCTTGTGCTTGAGAGTATTGGTAAACAGTACCACCAGTAGCTTGTGGGCCTTCAAAGACTACATCAGCACCCAAAGCCTCTAAGACTTCAGTTGTAGTTGTCTCCCATGATGGGCCACCATTGGCTTTTGTGTATGCACGAAATTCACTCTCGTACATTACTGCGCCTGTTTGTCTAATTCGTACTTGCATGATTGTTCCCAATGAAATGTTTATGCGATTGCCAAGAAGATGTAAGTGCCGCCTGATGCGTTTGCATCAAAAGCGTTTTGATTGACAATGAACCCAGTTGAGTCTGTGTCAACAGTATCCAAAAAGCTAGACTCTGCATCCGTGTTATTTAATTTAAGAACTGGATCATTACCTGAGACAATACCCCTTGCAGAATCATAAACTAGCCAATCACCAGTGGAATCCGTCCGCTTCACCATGACAAATCTTGCGCCACCTGTGAATCCACAATTGATTGTCTGTGATGAGCCGTTACCTGTGTAAGACCCCACCTTGCTGACCCCAGCGCAGGTTGCAAATAGGTAGGCAACATAGGTAACACCCGAATCGTTGTTAGACCCTGCCCCCGTGCTGAAAACCGAAGCAGTCGGAGCTGTGTTGTTCCAATAACCAAAACCTAATGCTGCATCGCTTAAATTTAATTGAAGGGCATTGCTTGCGCCTAAAGATGCTGCGTATGTGTACCAACCACCAGTAGTGCTGCGATTTTTCATAATCATCAATTCTGGCACAGCACCTAAGTTATGCGTCACAGTTCTTGCACTTCCAGTCCCTGTATAGCAAACCTCATCAAAGAAGCTAGGGGCACGTCTAAAGCCTTCCATCACAAAGGTTTGTCCGGATTGATTGAGGGTGTTTTCAAATCCGGTTGAGCGAATTCCTGTTTGAAGGTCGTAGGCTTGGTTGGATACAAACTCCGCACCTGTGCCAGCCGTTGTCATGCCGTTGCCGCCCTGTAGTCTGCTAGTTAGCGTGTTGAAGTTGTAATCAGCGCTACTACGACACGCCTGCCACACCATATCTACTGGGTTAAGCCCGATGTTGAATGTACGTGTAGAGGCTCCATCACCTGTATAGGTGAAAGGACTAAACACCTTAGTCGCATCCGTAGGCACTTTCATTGGGCCTCTACGAATGGCTATGTAGATGTAGGTGTCTGATGCAACTCCAGTACCTACATTAACACCTGTTGAATTAAGTCTAAATATATCTCCACCAGCTTCAGCATCACTTGTGTTTGGAAAAAGAAAACTAGCTGTATCTGCACCAGAAGAATTAGATGCAGTAAATTTACGCATTGTGTCTACTAAAAACCAATTTCCTGTACCACTACTTTTCTTAGCTAAAAACCATTGAGGTTCGTACCCAAGATTGACAGTTGCATTACCAGAGCCATCAGTAGTAAACGACCCGCAGGAAATCACATTGTCCGTACCCGTCAGGCCAAAGCCTCCTGCGTTGTGGGCGAAAATATATGCGACAAAAACATCGCCTGAATTGTTCCCGATGTTTGTAATACTGACCTCAAAAGATGTTGAAGTCAGGTTTTGAACAATCGTTTCGCTAACCTCTGCACTTGTCGAGTCAAGAATTAGCTTTTTAGCCGCATCATACCTGTGATAAACCGGCCAGCTAGTAGCGCGGGTTGTGTTTTTGAAAATAATGCATCCCGGCACAGACCCTAAACTGTGATTAACGGTTTGCCATCCTGAAGTTCCAGATTGCGTGAACGTCACCACATCAAAGAACTTCGGCTGCTTGCGGAATGTCCATGAAACATATGTTCTTGGACTTTCGTTAGTTCTTCCGTGATTTCCAACTCTAAAACCATCAGAGTTAAAGGCTTGGAAAACGTCTGTACCAACAGTATCTTGGGCATCTGTTGCATTTGTAAGTAAAGTCTTGTTTGCACCTAAATTTGTTGTAAACAGCGAATTTGATTCTGCTACTGTTCTGCATTTAATCCAAGCCAGACCACCCTTACCAGCCAAATCAATACCATTCACAATATCTCGTGCTGCGCTTGTTCCCGTATAAACAAAGCAGGAAAATACATCTTCAATGTAGTTAGGCACAAACGGAACGCCACCACCAAAGGCATCATAAGAAGCTGCACCACTTGTTGCTTGTAATGGCATAGTGTTAAGCCTTAAATTGTGTTACTGATGCAAGGACAGTAAAAGTAGCGTTTGCAACTTTGATAATCAAATAACGATAGCTATCAATACCACTAGCATTACCAGCAGTAGGCGCACCACCTAGCCATCTAGTAGTCACTCCAGAGGTTGTACCATCAACTTGCACAGCAGAGTTGTAGTAAGCTGTAGAGCCTTGAGTTACCAAGAAAGCTACAGTCATAGATTGACCAGTACTCATCAAAGTATTCAATGATGTACCGCTAGAGCCTCTAAAGTTAACAGTCCAGTTAGCACTTGCGTTACTTGTGTAGTACAAGACTGACTGAGTTGTAATGTCGTAATTTATAGTGCCAGTCGCTGCTGTTGCAGATACTGTTGCTACCTCTGCTGCATCGTTTAAAACAATGGCTGTAGCAGATGATGAGCCTGTAAAGGTATTAGTGCCTGTAAAGGTTTGTGTTCCTGAAAGTGTAGCAAATGAACCTGCTGTAAACGCAGCGCTAGACCATGTTGAGCCAGTCCAGACAAACAGATTATTTGTAGATGTATTCCAGTACAAAGCACCAGTCAACAGAGCATTGCCATCATTGTCTACAGATGGTGCGCTTGACTTAGAACCCAAATAACGATCATCAAAATCATCGTAAGTGTTTGCAGCACTCGTAGCACTAGCAGCCGCATTTGTTGCGCTTGTAGAGGCGTTTCCTGCGCTTGTAGAGGCATTTGATGCACTCGTTGAGGCATTAGAGGCTGAAGTAGCAGCAGCCGCAGCACTTGTTGCAGCAGATGTTGCACTACCTAAGATGCCATCAACATAAGTCTTAGTGGTAGCGTCTTGAGCATTGGTAGGGTCACCCAAACCAGTAATCTTAGAAGTACCCATCGCAATAGCACCACTCATAGTGCCACCACTTGTAGACAACTTACCACTCAGAGAAGTATCAACTTCAGTCTTTGTGTAAGCGTCTGTGATACCAAAACCAGAGATAGTTGTTGGATTAGTACCTGCTGTAATGCGTCCATAAGCGTCTGTCGTAACAGACTTATATGTGCTTGCTGTAACGCCAGTTGTCGCCAAATCAATGTTGTCCGAATTGACAACAATACGGCTAGAAGACGCTGTGCCAACATCTAGTGTGTTACCAGTCTTTGTAAGACCTGCGCCAGCAACAACTTGACCTGCACCTGAGAACTGAGCAAAAGTAATCGCTGTAGTACCCAAAGTGCCACCTGCTGCTACTGTACAGATAAAGCCATTATTGTCGTTAGTTGTGCCACCCTCAACAAAGGTGTAAGCAGCAACCAACTCTGTCCAAGAGTCAGCGTCTGTTGTGCGAGTCCATGAACCTGATGCACACAGATAAATACCATTGTCAGCAGTCGTAGTCTGGTCTTTAACCAATACTCGATCACCTGCGATGACTGAAACACCATCAATTGTTTGTGCGCCAGATAAAGTGATATTGGTTGTCGTAGCAGCAACCACAGAGGCTTTTGCATCAATACCTTGGGCAATAGCGTCTACATAAGACTTGGTAACAGCGTCAGCATCAGAAGTAGGTGTACCAAGACCCGTGATCTTGTTTGTACCCATAGCGATATTGCCTGACATAGTGCCACCAGACAGATTCAGCTTCAAAGCATCTGCTGTGTCTACATAGCCCTTAGTGGCTGCGTCAGAGGCATTAGTAGGTGTAGCCAATCCTGTGATTGTTCCTACTGTTCCAGAAGACATATCCAATGTGCCATCAATCGTGACATTATTGAATGTTGAAGTCCCTGTGGAAGCAGTTACATTGCCTGTGACATTTCCTGTTAGGTTACCAGTCACATTGCCTGTTACAGCTCCCGTGTGCGTTCCTGTGGTGTTTCCTGTGACATTGCCTGTCAAACCACCAACAAAGCCTGTAGTAGCCGTTACAGTCGTTCCTGTAATCGCTTGAGCAGATGAACCACCAATCACAGCACCATTGATCGTGCCACCAGTAATCGTTGCAGATGATGATGTGACATTTCCATTAATGCCTCCAGAGGCTGTCAAAGCACCTGTAAGAGTAGATGTGCCAGTAACATACAAGTTACCACCAACAGTCACGTTGTCACCAGCCGTGCCTGCTTGGTAGTCTTTCAACTGAGCCATCAATTGACGAATGGCATTGTTCACCAAACTTGGGGCCATGCCCTCTGCTAAGTTAATACTGTTAATGTCAGTATTGTTGTTAGCGGTACTGCTGTATTCTGAAATCTTGGTCTTTGCCATTTTTTAATCCTTTGGCTGGTTTGCCTGATATAACAAATTAAACATTGTTGGATAGTCTATGTTTGGCATTTTGTTTTGCACGTCTAAAAGACCTTTAGCAACACGACCTGCACCATAAGCTGCTTCTCCCATCAAACGAGGAGATGATGTAGCTAATGACAAAGGAATTACTGGACTACCTAATACACTACCAGCCAACAAAGCAGTAGGAACAGATGAAGCACCTTGCAATCCACGAGGCGCATAGTTGCTTAATGCCTGACCTGCTAATGCTGGCATCATCTGGCGACCACCAGCTTGCTCAAGTTGCTGAGCCAAGTTCATGCGCTGTCCCCAATTAGTGTTGACATTGTTACGCATAATAGATTGCAATTTACGCATTTGAGTGTCAATAGTCGCTTTATTCCCAAGAGACAAAGAACGCTCAATTTCACGAATTAAATCTGTAGCCTCAGAATACGCTTGCATTGTTTTTGCGTATGTTGGTGCTTGCTTTTTAATCTCGTTTTTGATGCCGTTATAAACTTCATTCACAGCAGTCAATGCAGTTTTTTGCTCAAAAGGAATGTCCTCAAGAATTGCACCAACTTTCTGCTTTAGCTTATCAAGACCTTCTGGAGTGTGAAACTCAACAGGGTCTAGTTGTTTCCAAGCATCAATCTCTGCTTTAGCAGATGCCAATTTATCAAATGCTTTTTCATTAACTACCTTACCTTTGTAAGTAGTTTTATTCATTGCATTGTCGATTGCTTTATCAATACCATCAAAAGACAATACAGTTTTATCTTTGCTGATGTTCGCCATTTCTGTGCGATAAGCATTTTGTCGTTGTGCAGCCATTTCAGATAAATTCTGTTTGGCAGCATCAAGAACTTCAGTTTGTGGAACTTCTCCACGCAAATTAGCTTTAAAAATATCAGCAGTTTCGCCACCAGCCCTACCAGCTTGGTAGGCTTGACCAATAGCATCTGCGCCAACACCTGTTTGCATACCAAGCAAAGGTTTTGCTACTTTGCCAGTTACATCTACTGTTTTACCAACAGCTTTAGCAGACAACATCAATGGGTCAACAGCACGAGCAGCAGTAGCCAATGCAGGTGCAGCCCTAGTTGGCAACATAGCACCGCCAGTAAGCACAGTAGATAGGTCAGCCATTACACCAGCAGGGTCAGTAGCCAATGCTCGTTTAGCACCTTCTACGCTACCATAACGCTCTACATAATGTTGACCAACTTTAGAAGCCAAATCACGGCTTGCTTTGTCTTCGCCTACAGCCTGAACAAGTCGCTCTGGCAATGCGTTTTGTAAGATGCCAGCACCAAGGTCTAAAACAGCTTTAGTTGTTTGAATAGGGCTTGTAACAGCTTGGTAAATGTCGCCAAGCATAGAGCCAACAGAACTAGGAAAGTTTGTAACAGCACCTGTTAAAACTTGCTCTGTAGATAACTTCTGCCCACCAGCAACTCTATCCAATCCAGTAACTTGCTTTCCAGCAAAGTCTTTTGCAACACGAGCAAGAGTGTCTTCTTTAGTTAGATTCTCTGGCGCATTTCTGTAAACATGAGAACTGCCATCATCAAAAGTTACTGTAATGTCAGCCATATTTACCACCCACTAGATGTTGGCTCTGGCTTTTTCTTTGGAGGAGTAATATCCTTCAAAAGACCAAGACCAAATGTTTTATCCAAATTACGCAAAGCAGTCACATTAGCCTCATAGCTAAGTTTGGGGTCTGTAGCTGCCTTCAAATACATTTGCATTTCAGCATTTGAGTTCATCTGAGATGCCGACATTCCTGTTGCTTCTTTAATCAAGTTCAACAACAAAGGACGAGTCTGTTCAATGATTTGACGCTGTTCTTGGTTTTTAGTTCCAAGCGCACTACCCATAAATTGACCAACTGCTGATGTACCCATCTTTGCGCCAATGTTTTCACGACCACCAGTTGCTGTGCTTGTGATTCCACCTCCTTCAAGAAGTGTGTCATAGCTATTTTTAAGTTGTCCAACAACATCAGACAACTGCTTTTTAGCTTCAGCTTTGGTATCTTCTTTTTCTTGCGCTTTTTCTTTTTTCTGCCCGATGTTAAATTCAGCCAACATCCTAGCATTTGACTGAGAACCTTGTGCTATTGCAGCAGTTTGTGCTTGAGCTTGTTGGAATTGCTCAGAGGATTGAATCCTATTAGACAATTCTGCAAAACGCTTATCAGCCGTTTCATCATCAATAGCACCAGATGTATAACTCTTGCTATATCTTTGTGCAGCTGCCCTCAAAGCAGGAGGAACATTTGGGTCATTAGCAAAAATATCAAATGGATTGTCTTCAATTTGTGCAGATTTCTGACCGCCCGCAACAATCATCGGCTTTCCATCAGCACCAATTTCATAACGAACTTGGCCTTTGCTAAGTGTATAGCCTTCAGGACGCAATGCTTTTTCTACACCTGATGCAGTCTGCAATGCAGCCATTCCAGCAGGGCCAAGACCCATCAATTCACGAGTAACTGAACGCAAACCACCACCTGCTGCTTGTGGTTGGTTAGGGCCAGCAATCTCTTGACCAAACATATTAGTCAATGGTGTCTCAGCAAATGTCTCTGGACGATATGCTTTAGCCAAAACTTGTTGTGCTGCCAACTGTTGTTGTTTCGCAGCTTCTTCTTCTCTACGCTTACGAATCATGTCTTGCAACTGAGCATTTTGTAATTGCTCTTGCAAAGCACCTTGCATACCACCACGATATGCTTGTTGACCTTTCATTAAGCCTTCAGCAATGGATTGACCTGTGTTTCCACCTTGGAACAAGCGTCCTGCTAGTGCGTACAGAGCCTGTGCTTGTGCGTCTTCACGATTGCGTTGAATGTCAGCAGGTGACATACCGAGCAGACCCATTGTGTCTACGCCACTAGTACCGAAAATGTCTAATAGTCCAGCCATGTTAGAACTCCAAAGAACCCACATATTCACCAGAGGCAGGGTTTAAAGCTGAAGAACCCCATCCACCAGTAAACCAATTACCTATGTTAGGTCTTCCAAGGTTTTGATACAACCCACCACCAACAGCAGCTAAACCTAACAAATTCTGGAATGTAGATGGGCCAGAAGTCTGTTGATTAATCACTCCACCAATTGGGTTGCCATAAACCATTGACAAGTAGTTCTGCAAGTTCTGTTGTGGTTGGTTTTGCAAGAAGTTGAAACGAGCCATATCAGATTGCAATTGCTGACCTTGGTAACCCTCACGGATTTGACCAGCTTGCAACATATTCTGAATGTCTTGGTAATCAGCTTGAGACATTTGAGGCGCAGCCATCGTAGCTTGTTGCTGACGATTACGCTCATCAGCATAGTTCTGATAAGCCAACTGACCTGCTGTGTTAGCCAATTGTTGACCAAACGCACCAGTTGCTCGATCTTGCAATGAACCCATAGCACCAGAGCCATAGCGTCCTGCAAGACTAGACTTAGATGCAATGTCGCCTAGAGTCTGCTGAAACTGACTTTCTGCAGCTTTTGCGGCAGGTTGGAAAGCACCTTGGAAGAAAGGGTTTCCACCTAGAAAACCACCAGAAACTGTATTCTGTAGCTGATTCTGAGCAGACTGGAGTAATGGGTTACCCAAAGAAGCACGAGCCTCAAGAGCCTGTAAACCTGTCTGAGTGGTAGTCGATGGACTTACATAAGTCTGACCACCATAGTACTGTGGGCCACCAGCCTGATACGCTTGCTGTGCTTGTTGCAAACCATATGAGAGATATGGTTGAATTGTTGGGTCAATCGATGATGTGGTAGTAGTCGCCATGTTTTACTCCTAGAGTTTCGGATTCCATAGCGGGTCATCCACGGAATCCATTTTAATCAAAATTTGTTAGAAATCAACCAATAATTGCATACCGATATGTCTTATTTGCAGTTGAATTGGCAAAGTGGGTTATCGTAGCCGTTCCCTGTCCTTGGGAACTAGCGTAAATACCATTAAAAGTAGCACCACCGCCTACTAAATTCATAGTAGCTATGACTGATGGCACAGCAGGTCTTGTTGGGCTTGTGCTTGTCCCAAAATGCTCAATACTTACACCAGTATTTTCAGTTCTCCACACAATCTCAACATAATCATTAGCAGCCATGTCAATAAAGAAATTCAATGCAGCAATGATATGACTTGGGTCACCAGAACCTTTCCTCGGAGGAGGGTGAAATCTACTGTTTGAGTTTGCGATATTTGTTCCATTCTTACGAAACCAAACATCCACATCTTGACCATCGTTTGTGGTGTTCTTAAACTGAATGGAAAACTGTAAGTTGTAGAGTCCTGCGTTTTTTACATTTAACCTAGAACTATTTGATAACGTAATTCCATTAGAGAAGTCGGTTGTATCAAAGGTAATAGGATAAGCAACAGTCGTACTAGCAGCAGTCTGGTCTGTTCCATCTTGGAACGCACCATAAGGCGCAGAATCAGCAAAAGCAGCATCAGAGGCAGGGACAAACAGGATTACGCTATCTGCACTTATCCTTCTGTCTGTCAAAGTAGTAGTAGTAGCATTACCAGTTGCCAGAGTAATCGTCCCTGTGTTGTTGGTCTTGCCATTCATAATGCCGTTGACAATCTCAGCGACACCACGTTGGTCAGCACCAAATACAGGAAGCGTTCTAAACATCAGCGAACTCCCTGACCAACAATGTCAATGTCCACAGCCACAGCAGCATCCCAATTAGAGCCTGTTGGTTGCACACGAATCCTGTGGTAACGACCACTAGAACGCAAAGAACAACGATTCTCAGAGTCAGCAGCCACAGCCGTACCAAAGTTAATTGATTGGCTTAACAGCGCACGAGAAGCTACAGAAACATCAGCAGAACCACCATCAACTTGAGGACGAGCCAAAGTCACAATAGACTGACCACCAAGGTCAATGTCACCAGTCTGTAGATCAGCACTTAAGTTTGGCCCTGTGTAGGTCATGATCTGGTTGCCAAATGTACCTCCAAGGAAGTACTTACCACCCACATACAGACGAGAGTCAAGCGTAGTGGTCAAAGCATCAATAGAAGCGTTAATGCTGTCCAACTGCTCAAGCGTCACATTGGCACTAGAGGCTTCTGAAATGAAATCAGTACCTGCATCGCCATAAGTCCATCGCTTTGTTGAGAAGTTATAGATCAGCAGTTTACGATCACCACTTGTTGACACATAGTTCCACAAAACCAGTTTGCGAATTGGGTCAACAGCAGAACTCATTGTTGTGTAGTCAGATTCAGAAGCATCGTTCAAGAAGAACTTGTCTACCTTCTCTGCACCGATTGGAATGACATTCTGTCCATCACACATATAGAAACCATCATCCGATAGGAAGAAAGTAATTCCTTGATACTGTGCAATAGAGCCAGCGACCATACATCCCTTGTTACGAGAGATATTGTCAAACTGGAAAATGAATGGAGTGCCAACATAACTCATGCGATGAATGGCTCTCTCCAAAAAGATCAAGCCAAACTCACCACCACGAATACCTACAATTTGTCCACCATCAGGAATATCTTGATAGTCAGCCTGACTTGTTGCAGATGTTGTCCAGTTAGTCTCATTGTTAATGTCTGACCATCTAACTCGATATTGCTCTTGAACAGATGATTCGTAAGTGTTAGAAGCAACAACAAAGTCACGCACAACAGTTACAAACTTAGCAATAGGCGCATCAGAAGACAGATTAGCAAATGCCGTAGAACTACCAAGAGTCCATGACTGAAGTTTCTCAGCGTTGTTAGCAAAGATCACTCGTTTGCCAAACTGTGTGAAACGAGGACGCTCACTAGCTGTATAACCAGTATTTACCTGAGTCAATGCGCCAACACCATCACAAGTGTAGACCTTTGTAAAACCAGCAGTAAACAGTTGTGTAGTACTGTCTGGATTCTTGGCAGCGTACAAAGACAAAAGATTCTCAGTAGCAGCGCCAGAGAAGGCTACCGCAGAGGGAACAGGCCCATAGCCAATAGCTGAAGAAACAACATTCTTTGCTTCCATCAAAGCACCAGAGATACCTGACTGGTCAGGCATCCACTCACCAAATGCTATTCTTTGTGTAGGCATATCAGCTATATGTTGTTTGCATTGATAAAGGAACGCCAGAGTATTGACCTTGTTCATCAGAAGTGGTCAATGCACTCATTGCTCTATCAAACATAGTTCCCCATGTGTTAATACGAGCATCATTCATCAAATATGGCTCTGCCTCAAGCAAAGACGCATACAAAAGCAAATCAGGACAAACAGTCATAAATGTGTTTGATGTGTTTGAGTCACTCAAGTATGGAGGCGCAGCAGAGTAAATTAGTGTCAATGTGTAACTAGTATCAGGAACTGGCGCTAACTTAAATGTAGACGCTAGAACTGTGTAGTCCAAGGGCTTACCTACATCTGTTGTTCTTGAGTTACGAGAAAACAGCGCAGGGCTTTGATATGACAAAGGCTGTACTGGATTTACATTAACGACAAAATCACTAACTTGCAAAAAGTCAGATGGGATACTTACTGTAGAAGTGCCTGATGTGCAAGTAATTGTCGTAGATGTAAGCATCTGGCGAATACGCAAGTCTCTACGCAAGCGAATCTCTGCCAAACGAATAAAGTCTGGAATCTGTGTAGTCAGGTCTGAACGAGCCAAATACCCTGCGATAGTTGTCTGTAGTTCAGCATAGGTAGTAAAACTCATACAACTCCTGTTCTAGTGCGCCATGCACGATTCATTGGGTCATTCAAGAAAAGAGCAAAACGCTTTTCATCCAAAACAGCATAACCACGCATGATGCCTTGTTTGTTAAGGTCATCAATCACAGTCAAAGGGATAGATGCAACCTTGTTGCCAAACAAATTGTCAGACCATCTTGCTCGTTCATCAAAGGAGTTATATTCCTTTTTGTTCTGCTCAATAATGGCAGATACATCTTGACGAGTTTGGATAACAATTCCACCCTCACCATCGGCATGAACAGCAGTTTCTCTAATCTTTTCCATATTCCAATTCTATCAGTTCTGTTTAAAAAAGCACATTTATTTGATGTGCGCCCATGTCCTACCAATTCGCACACCTCTTACACAACTGGCTGAAACTTCTAACTCTTTAGCTAGTTTTGCATGAGATAAGTCACTAGACCTTATAAACCTAACTTTTTCTTCATTTAAGACAGATTTACCATTCTCTGTTCCTAATGGTGCAACAACACGTCTTCTTCCTTTTTTAAGCATATCTTGCGTATTATCTTTTGGTGTCCCAATCATCAAATGCTCTGGGTTACAGCACTCAGGATTGTCACACTTGTGCATTACAAACATACCTTCTGGAATCTTTTGCTTGTTATGTAGTTCCCAAGAAAATCTATGAGCTAAAAAATAACCATCTTTTTTAGAGCCTTTTGAAAAAACTCCATAACCATTATTTTTCTTTCCAAACCACTTCCAACATCCATCAGATTTAATTAAAAATCTTTCAAATCGTTCTTCTGGAGGAGCATGGTTTTTAGTGCCACCATGAGGATTCCCATGTCTTTTAACTCTTAAATAGTGCATATTGCACATTCCAGCTTTTGTTGCTTCTCTACCGCAATTTTCAACACTACACATAAAAATGCCCCCATGAATTAACATGAGGGCATTGTATCACGTCTATGCTAGTATCATGGCGTGAGGTCGGCTATAATTCCATGTGCAGCTTGGTTTTTAACTTCCAAGGTGTACTCAGCCAACAACTGTGTAGACTCATTGTCACCAGTCACAGCCAACTCGTTGGTCTGGAAGGGACGCAGATAAGCTACAGCAGCCA